ACTCTGCACACGAAGGTGGTTAAATTGATGGTAGTACTATTCATTTTCATTCCATACATATTATTGGTGGTGGAGTTAGTAACAGTTATAACAGGTGAAGCCGCGGCAGAGTCGTAAGCCATAATCTCGATTTTATAATAGCCGGGCGAAGGCACGATGTATATTGTAGTAGCGGAACCAATAATAATGGTGGATAAATTTGGGCCATGCGTATATGTGGGTACAAGGGCTTTAGTAGCAGTATACACAACTCCAGTGAAATTTTCAACCTGGGTCATGAACAAAGCTTGCTGAGGATCCAAAAGCTCAACCTCATACTCAACAATTACATCAGCCAGCTGAAGGCTAGCCGTAGAAATAAGGTCTGCAAATAGTATAATCATACCATCATCTACCAATTTAGAATCAGACACAGCATGAGTGTTACAGAAAAGTTCGCGTCCAGACACGGGTACATCCAAACATATGGATTGCCAGACAGGTGACTCCATGTGTTTATACATGGCATACACCTCAGATCGATCAACAGGCATATCATCAGTCGAATCAGGATCGTACCCAATGCCATACTTGCCAGCCACAGTAGTTGGCTGCACTGAATTAAGCGTGACGCGAAGCTTTCTCATCCTATACTTGTCATAGGATGTGGCAATACTACTCAACCAAGGGAATATATCAGCCTTGGCTGGGTTAATAACATAATTGGTTACTTTGTAATTACTAGCGGAAACGGAAGCAGTTAATGTGTTCAGCATCTCTGAATGATTAATAATAACACCTCTGCGGTTGTTCTTTATTTTTGGCTGCCCTAACCGCCCAGTCACCATGGACTGTGCAGCTGGCGCGCTAACAGGCATCGCAGAGAGAGAATTATTAATAGGATTCGTTCTAATGGGTCCCTTCATTTTGTTCACAGCTTTCGTGGAAGCCTTGGCTGCCTTGGCAGTTTGCTTCCACGGTAATTGATTCTTTGCGGCCTTAGACATTTTCTCCCACAAATACTTAACTCCAATTAACACAGTCTTTTCAGTTAAGATCAACCCCTTGACGGTTAGCTTGTAGATTGCCTTAAAACAGAGATCTGCGGCAGTGGTAACAATGAATGACGGTGTAAAACCTGGAAATACAGATTTAACAGCGAATTCACAAGCTTGACGAACAAGAGGAGAAGATGCAATTTCTTGTTGAGTGTATTGTTGGAGCTGGGAGTAGGGCAAATACTGTTGAACTTCACCAGTAGCAGTAGTGGAAACAATTCCAGGTGTATCAGATGATCCAAAAACAACTAATTGCTTATCAGACATATCATTAGAATCCTCGTGAATGTGTTTAGGAGGGCGAGTCACACGAGGACCGTCGGGTGCTGAAGGCTGTACTGAACCTCTAACGTCGACGTTAACACTTTGTTTTTCTGTAGTTTTAATAGCGTTAGTGTATTCTATAACAGTTGCAGCTACAATAGCAGGTATAAGAAACATATATGGGATCCCGCTGTTCATCGGGACTGTTCATTGTCGGGAGGCATGATGACCTAAGCCGTGCAGTCTCTTGGCATTTGTATTAGCATCTCAAATGAGTTTTGGCTTACAAACCCGACAACCCCATCCTACTCTAACCTACATTATATCACACTGCAGAAGGAAATATCTCACGGGGATGCCACTCACCGTGAGACGTGGAAATACTCATAGCATCGTAGTGTCCTTCAAGACAAACTTGTTCGTCAGGTGTTACACCGAAAGCAAAGTAGAATGAAGCTCGCGCGTCAGGAGTTATTTGACACTCTACTTTCTTTCCATGCAGCCCCACCTCCCTCATATACCAGGGTAGCAATTCAAATGTGCTCATACCAACAAGTTTGTGTTTCCTATTCCTACGAAGAGTTTGCCCAGATCGCTTATACATCTTGTAAAATGATTGGAAGATAGGCATTCCTCCAGCCAACGCTATACCACCTGTACCAACGGCATCCAACCATTGCTTAAAGAATCCATCGCCAACTTGGTTGGGATGTTTCAAAAGCACAGAATCCTTTGCAATGGCTGTCCAAGGGTTGCGACACATCATCCAGGTAGAACCGTCAAAAATAGGACGAGTTTGACAAAATTCTATCTGTTCGAATTCATAAGAGGGTTTTTCAACAACCATGTTGAAACCCATTTCACGGAACCAGCTATTAAGACAGGATTGGAAACGATTGAGATCTGACTTCTCCATGAACACAACGCAATCATCGCCATTGTTTGCTAATTGCATATCAACGCCTATTTCAAGTGCATAAGCTTTGATCATCATGCACATTAATACGCAATTGCCCAATGACGTGTTCATGTCTCCACTCATTCTAGTACCATCAACTGTATACTTAATAGAACCATCAGGTGTGTAACCAGTACACCTGTTGACTAGTTGATGCTTGAGGAGATTTCTCAGATTTTTCCTATCCTTCTTCAACGGAAAGCACAATGGATATATTGTATGTTCAAATTCAAGTGCTTGCCTAGACACATGCTGGTCGAAGCGCGAAGCGTCAAGTCCTACTGCCACGGGTTTAGAGTATTTGTCCCACTTCTCTCGTAGAAGTTTTGCAGTTTCCGTGACTGTGACGCCTTTCATTACCGTCTTATGATCGAAAAGGGCACCGAGCGCGTCAAAGATGGGCTCCTCCACCTTACGCAAATATCTGGCGATCCGTAGATTGAACTCGGGTGTCCTTGGTGATATGACCCGTGGTACGGGATCATCTTTAAGCGTACGATCTGTCTTCTCATACTTTACGAATACACTGACTTCAGCTTCCTTTGCAACGTCCGTGCGTGTTGACACTATCTTTTGCAAAGCCTTTTCATACCTCACCTTCTTGCATCCCCGGAACGAATCAACAGTGGCTTGAAAGCTCAACGGGCAGGTCGACGGAAGATGGGGTACTAATAAGTTTCGAACCGGTCCCAGACGCGATTCGAAGACTCCTACACCAGGTTTTGGGGGCGGAACAAATTTGCCTTCCTCTTTGACGAGGAAGACCCTCTCAGCAACAGCCCTCCGTAAAGTAGCTATGTTCTCATTGAACGGCGCAATTTGGATGTTTGGGGAGACCCCGCCAACGCGCAGACATTGGCGGGTTTTAGGCGTACCCAACCGTCTTTTGACGGCCAACTGGCCAGGAGGCAGCAACTTATAAGCGTCGCTCGCTTTAGGCTCCTGACCATTAGTCACGACTGGGCACCCCTAGGCTTGTGCGCCGAAGCGCACAAGAAGCCGATCCTGCATCAGCTTATCTTCGAATAGGACCTTAAACCGGGAGAAGTCTGCACTTGTAACAAAAGACATGAACGTTGCCCTCTCCAGGGCCAACGCCTTATCACAATTCCTCAAAT